ATGCAAAACATTGCTTCTGAATTCCGAACACGTTTTACTCAGTCGGTTTATTCAGGTAGCAAAAGTCGGGAGGAGGAATACAACCTGCGAAACGGGTTTATTGCCCGACCCGGTATGATCCTAGTTGCGACTGACTGGCAGCAAATGGAAATGCGAATGTTCGGTATTCTGTCCCAAGATCCTAACATGCTTCCAGCACTAATGGCAGGTGAAGACAACCACCTTATGATCGCTAAAGCGATTTGGGGTGACCTGCCAGATTTTGAGCAGAGCTGGAAGACATATCGGGAGTGGGCAAAAACCATGAGCTTCGGACTAATCTACGGAATGACTACTGGGTCGCTCATGTATCGCTTGAACCTTACATGGGGCGAAGCTCAAGAAATCTCCGGACACTACTGGAGAGCCTTCCCCCGCGTGCAACCCTGGCTGAATGAAATTATCGCTTCTTGCGAGTCTGTTGGCTATGTTCGGTACTGGTCCGGTAGGGTATGGCGCGAAGACGATCCCGTTCACATGTACAAGGGGGCGAATGCAGCTATCCAAGGTGGTCGCGCAGACATTCTGAAGGTTTGCGTTCTTCGTTTCTACCCCTGGCTGATGAAGCATTACCCAGAGGCAGGTATCGTTAACTACATTCACGATGAGTTCATTGCAGAAGTACCAGTCGCAGGTTTACAGGACACGGTCACCAGAATGCAACAGGACATGAATCCGGAAGACTTGTTTGATGTACCTTGGTTTGTAGATACCAAGGTAGGTTATTCTTATGGGAGTCTAATCCCAATCGAAGAGTGGGTTAATGTCCACTCTTGGTGATGGCTTCTGGCTGTTTACTCGTGGCTTTCGTCCGATTAAGGTTGCACATTTCCAAAGGGCAGAGCGCACGGTAAAAGCCAGAAAAGCAAGCGGAGCCGTTTTGGTATTCATTCGAAACGGGGTTGTTAATTCCGTTTGGGATTGGAAAATCCCAAACGGAGCCACCTGCCACAAGAACGGTAGGATGTACCCCAATCGTCCATTATGGATCGAGAGGACTAAATGAAAACAAGTACACAATTACTGGAAATCTTTGGCGGTAATCCGTACCATGCGGTCGGGCGGTTGCGTGCTAAAAAGGGCGGGTCCTGGTACGAGCCAGTTGACGAGCCACTATCCGAGTCTTTGTTGGAAAGCCACCTATCAGGGGAAGCTGTGTTAGGCAGCTATCCAGTTCAACAAGACAATACCGTTAAATGGTTAGGTTGGGACATTGACGATGCCGAGGATTTGAAACGTGCTCGGGATGTGGCTGAGCGTATTCTCTCCAGAGTTTCCCACCTGCCTGTCGCAGTGGAATTCTCAGGCGGTAAGGGATACCACATTTTCCTTTTCCTAGACGAGCCGATGCCAGCCAGCAAAGCGAAAGAAATTTCCGATGCTGTTCGTAAGATTGAAAACCTACCCCGAACCGGGAATCCTCACGTGGAATGCTACCCCAAACAAGCACAGATCGCTCCAGCTCAAAACGGGGAAAGGCGAAGGTTAGGCAATCTGATAAAGATACCTCTGGGTACCCATCTGCTAACCCACTCCCGAAGCAGGTTTGTGGACCCTACTAACGGATGGGAAGACGGACCTGAGCTGGCTGCGGAAGAGGTACTTGGTTTCAGGGTTTCCCATAGCGAAGTTGAAAACCTGCTGGAGCAGGGTCCAAACCTTATTCAAGAACTGGCGCAATCCCTGTCGGTAGACTGGGATGCTGGCAAAAGACATGACATTTCTTTATACTTGGCTGGCTACCTGTTCCAAATTGGCTGGACCTTTGACCAGGCTCAAAAACTTATAGAGCACATTTGTGATTTGCGCGGGGACGAAGACCGGGAAAACCGCATTCAGTCGCTTCGTGACACCTACCGTAAAGCCTCCAGAGGTGGTTCCGTAGCAGGCTTCCAAAAGTTGTCGGAAGTACTGAGCGGAGCAACTATGTCGCTCGTTGCCAGGATTGCGCCTAATGTAGCCAGTCCTGACATCGCTAATCGGGTTGACCAGATTAGGTGGGACAAAGGACCTGGATGGGATAAAGAACGCCGAGCTGCCAACCTGATTTGGAGCCACCTTACAGACCGCGAGCGCGGGGGAAGAATCTTACGTGTAGCGACCGCAGACCTGCAGGACCATCAGACTTACTGGTTTTCAGTGCAGGACAAACAAGTGGTCCCGCTTAGCAGTCGTCAGTTTGAAGTTGTGTTGTATCGCACCTTCCATCTGAATACTGCTGAGCCGTTTGCGCGTCGTGTTCAGGAGCAGATTTTGCTAAAGGCAGAAAGTCAAGGCGACTTGGTTACACTGCACAAGGGCAGCATCTGGATTGATGGTAAGTTGTACGTTAGTCTGGGAGGTGCTGAAATCTATGTGCTGGATGGTTTGTCAGCACCTACTACCGTAACTAATGGGGAAGGCGATTTGTTCTTCACCACTAGAGGAACCAACATTCCAGAGCCAGACTTTGATGACCCGATGGATGTATGGGAAACCTTAATTAACGACCTGAATTTTTCCCAGAGCGCAGCCGCACCTATCCCACCTGCATATCAGGCTGAGTTGTTGAAAGCCTGGATACTGGCTATGTTCTTCCGGAGCATACTGCCCACTCGCCCGATTCTGACTATGTTAGGTGCTCCAGGTAGTGGCAAGACTACAGCCGTTCGTAGGTTGCTACGACTGATAGAAGGACTTGACCAGGACGTATTGGAAGTACCGGAAGATAAGCCTGACTTCTGGCGTGCGGCTCTTGAAGAGCAGAGCTTTATTGTGCTGGACAATCTGGAGGAAATCCGAGCACAATGGCTACAGCGGTCCTTGGACCAAGTGGCAACTGGAAGCATGATAAAGATTCGCAGGTTGTATTCTACGAACAGAACCTACACCATCCAGGGCGATGCGTTCGTAGCGATAACGGCTGTGAACATGCCCTTCAGCAAGAGTACGCTATTTGAGCGACTGCTCGTATTGAATATGGAAAAGCTGAACACCTATATTCCGAGCCATACGTTTGACCAGACCCTACAAAGTAATATCAGCCGCCTATGGGCCGACTTGATTCTTAAGCTGAACAGGGTAGTTCACCACATGAACACTACCCCTCCGGCTCATCTAGCCATCAACGTTCGTATGTCGGACTTCGCGCTGTTCTGCGCAAGACTGGAGGAATGCAATGTTTTAGAAGGTGGCTTACTCAAGAAGGCTCTAACCTACCTGGGGAGCGCTCAGCAGGTAGCGCTCAGTGAAAGTGAGCACTCTGTGTATCCGCTCCTACGCGACTGGGTAGAGCGTAATCCAGAACAAGCTTCGCAACAGCTTACAGCCGCTAATCTGTTTGAGGTGCTCTCTAAAATGGCTAGAGCTACCCAACGAAATTTCCGATGGAAGAATTCTACTGCACTTACCCATCACCTGAAGGCGATGGATAGTGTGCTGCGTCAACAACTTGGGATGGTTATTGAAACTGTTTACGACTCCTCCAAGGGCCGAAACAGACTCATGTACTCGTTCCCAGGTGCGTCCCTTTTAGTACCAGTTGAAGAAGAAGCTGTGGAGGTACCGTCAGATGCTTAACATCAAGATGCGTATAGACACCATTAATGCAGACCGTGTTCGGGTCAGTGTTTTTTCAGACTCACCGAACGAAACCTTTCTAGGACAGTTGGCAGTAGATACACCGGATTTCCTAGACTTCCTGGAGAAAATGAAACCTAGCTCAATATGGTGCGCTCGTACCAAAGATAAGAACAGTCCACATATTCCAGTTCAGTACCGACGACGCTGGATTTTTACCGGAGGTAGTAAATGACGCAACCACTTGAAGAATATACAGAGCACGATGGGCAATTTGCCCTGGTCGCAGTTCTGGACGCACTTATGCAAGGTGCTCACATCCGTATCGGGGCTGAGGTTTGGGCTTTGCGCGGATACAGGATGGGCATTATGCGGGATGGTCCTGCGGGGCCGAATACTAACTGGCTCTACGTAGAGATGGATTTCCGAGCATTCTGCCAGATTGCAGAAGTTATGACCGAACCAGAGCTCCAGGAAGTGTACCGTATTCTGGACAAAATTTACGGGGAGGACGAAGATGGTGAAGATTAATGAGCCATTCGTAAGTGTCTTCTTCCGGAACGCTGACACTCACAAAGAGGGCATACAAGCCAGTGCAATTCTAGACCGAGTCAATCGGGCGATAGCTTCTATGGACATCGAAGTAGTTATAGATACTACTAACTGCCTGGAAGTAGCTGACGAGTTTGTGCGTGGACTGTTCGAAGGGCTGGATTGTGCTGGCTATACACAAGACTCCTATCGGGAAAGTTTCGTGGAGCGACTGAGCACATACGGCCCTCAATACCCCGATCGCTTTCAGCATAATGCACATCAGCATCGGAAGGTTATGTTCCAGTCCTTGAAAAATTCAATCCTAGACGACAAGGAGGAAGGATGATGAAATGGCGCGCAATCGTGTTCGTGGTTCTTTTGATTTTGACGGCAGGTGGGATCGCAACAGCTCAACAGCCGGACCCGCCTACCTTGGAAAAGCTGATAGGTATTTTCTCGGACGGTTCCGAACAGGTGCTTTGGGAACTGCCTACAGGAAGCCCTACAAGTGTCCCTACGGACGTAGTCCCTACGCTTACCCCTACTATCCCCCTACCGACGCCTAGTGACGTCCCTGCGACGCCACAGCCTACTCCTACAGCTACACCTATTCTTACAGGCGAGTGCATTCTTACAGTTGTGTCCTACCTGAATGTACGACCCGGACCCAGTGTAGAATCAGGAGCGCGGATTGGTGTAATTTACTCTACTGACCAGCATATTGTAGTAGATGATGTGCGACTGTACACTAACGGAGATCGTTGGGCACACATCACCACAGATGGAGGATTGGTAGGCTGGAGTGCTATGGTCTACAATGGTGCTGTGTATGCTGTCCTGGCAGATACGGCAGAATGCAACCGCTTGACTGCGACCGCTGTTCCGATTGCAGGGTATCACGTTCTAGTTGGAGCTACCGAAAACATACTGCTTCACGTGGACCAGCTTGGGACCATGAAATGTCTAACCCATAGCGAAGCCCTATGTCTAGCTGCCAAGGACCGAAACCCTGAACTGAAGATTGTGTACCGCAGCCTGTTCAACCAAGACGGGATGATTGATGGCCCTTCTAACTGGGAGTGGTACAGCCCTGCCAGCTATTACGCTAAGCTGAAGCCCTACTGGGCTTCAGGATTTGACTACTACGAATACATCAACGAATGGAATGCGCCTAGTTGGTCCGTACGAGCTGATTGGGAAATCAGCATGATGGAGCTGATGGGGCGAGACCACTTGTGCGGTCTGTTCGGCAGCTTCGGCCCTGGCAATCCTCCCATGGAGGCATGGGAGGAGCTGCTTCGGGTTTTCAAATGGATAGACGAAAACCCTTGTAGTGTCTGGCCGGACGGTACCCCAAAATACCACGGACTAGCAATTCACCAGACCGGAGTTATGCCTGCCTGGGTACCGTTAGGGCCGGACTCGTATATAGGAAACATCTACATAACCCACAGACACGAAATTGTAGCCGACTACCTGCGGGAGTCCCTGGGATATGACTTGGAACAGTTCAAGGGACCGATTTACGTAACGGAAATGGGGTGGGAAAACTACACTATCCCAGATGAGCAATTTTCGTGCGAAGAGGTAGCTGCCGGATTTGCTGCTACTGTGGAGCTGTATCTGCATAACTACCTATATCAGTTAGTTGATGGTTTTCATCTATGGAATCTGGGAGGTGCTGGTGGTTGGGTAGATCTTACGAATTGCTTGAATCAAATTCACGGATAGGAGTCTAAAATGGCACTAGAAGGCAAGATTGTACAAGTAACACGTCTGCAAGATGGCATTGAAGTTTCTGTGGCTGAATTTAAGTATCTCCAAGAGGACAATCCCGCGTTCTACTCAGTGATTGCATTCCAGGGCTGTAATGTCCTATCTGACGCGATCAAAGGCACGTTTAAGAACAAGTGGGTCGCTTGTATAGCGGCTGTAAATCTCGCCCGAAGAGTCGAAGAAAACTGGCCGGAGGTCAAATTCTATGAATTCCCTTAAGAAGCATTTCTCCCGAAGACTTAGGAGCAGAAGAGCCCTTTTAGAAAGACTGGCAATCACCCCTACGGGTCCGGTTGAAGTAGGTGCTCTTGTACGGGTCACCACTAGATTCCGTAGACACGCTACTGGGATCGGTTGGAAAATGGAAATTGACCTTCCGGCGGGAATGGTGTTCAAGGTTCACACCATAGACTTCCAGAAGGGAACATTGTGCTTCCGGTCCCAGGTGGTTAGTACCGGACAGCCCATAGTGGATATGTGGGTACCGATAGAATATGTGGAACTGCATTCCACATGAAGAGAAAACGACGACGCCAGTTACCGATAAAGTATGCGATTTTCAATCCGACGATTTTGTTCGTGCGTAAAATACGTGCCAGAAAGGAACGATAGAAATGCCTGAAGACAATATAAAGATTATTCGGGGAAATGGGGTACTGGACCACATGATGACAGCCTGTCTAGCGATTGATTGGGGTATTCGCAGATGCGCGGTAATGGGCTGCGAGGAAACCAGAATTACTGCGATCATGAATGGAGTACCGGGTCCGGAAGAGGATGAAATTCTGCCTGCTTTCGGATTGTGCGAAAAGCACTATCAGCAGGGTAACGTGGAAGGTGGTACGACCATGGAACTGGACCTGAATGTGGTGTATCACAACCCAGGTGCTGAAGCCAAATTTGGCGATTAGGTTGATAACGGGGTCGAGGGGGGAGTTAGATGTGATTCCCCCCTTACCCCTTGCCCATAAAATTCTGAAAAGTTTTGTATTTTCGAATCAAGCTTGTTTTTTGAAAAGCATTTAAAAGGTAAACCTATTGGTAAAGGGGTAAGGGGGTAAATTAGAAGGGGTTGTCTGCTCCAATACCCTAATTTTTAGGGGGCGAGATAGTTGCTTTATCTTCAGCATCGTGGTATAATGAAAGCATAGAAGAGGGGCAAAAATGCCCTACAGAATAGGAGCAAGAAAATGGAAAACAAAACATACAGAATCCTAGTTGGGAAAACTCATATGGTATTGTTCTGCGGTCACGAAAGGCTGTACTCCTACAAGTGGTTAACCAAGGTTTCGGAACACTTGGGAATTCGTGAGTCCCAACACGTAGCAATTGAAGCAGTTTACATCTGGGCTTTCTGGAGCTGTTCTGAGGTCAAGGAGGGTAGCTTGTTTGTGTACGATCCCAAAGACAGACTGGACCCGGAAGTGGCTGAGCAGTATTTAGGGTAGTAGATTGGTACTGGGCAACTCAGGGGGATGCAACCGCATCCCCCTAAATTTTAGGGGTAGGCAAGATCGCAGAAAACGTGGTATGATATAGTTACATTCGAGGGCACAAATGCCCACACAAAGGAGCAACAAAATGAACAAGGTACAAGAAGCCCAAATCCGCAAGATCGTCCAGATGGACAAGCAAGTTAAGTCGGTTCACGACCAAGTCCAGGTAGACTTTGCAGTTCACGATTTTCTGGAAAACCTGGATCCTAGCGATCCCCTCTACAGTGAGCTAAGCATGGTACTTCGGCAAGAGCGCATTGAGGGATTGATTGAGTACCTATACAACATGGTAAGCTGGAGCTAAGTTCCAAGCAAGCCAATCCAGGGGATAGCCTAGAGCTATCCCCTAATTTTTAGGGGTAGCGAAGTCAGGATATGTGCGGTATACTGTATCTACAGTAAAACAAAACGGGAGCACACAATGTCACACAAACGAGTTAAAAAAGGCGATTGGGTAAGGGTGTTCGGTCAGAAGGGCTTAGCTTTGGGACCAGGACAATTGGGAATGGTAGTCTACAAATGCCGAAACGGTTTCACGGTAGCAAGCTCGCAGGGACGCGTCTTCGTAGAAGGCAATATGCGGTTCTGGATTAAGAGCTAGCTACCCAACTACCCCTAACCACGCGGGAGCCGCTTAAAACGGCTCCCACGAGTCCAGGAGGACATTCTAAAATGAACAGCAAAGCACACGACGCAATCTGGCAGGTTTGTCTAGAGATTCAAGAGCGGGGCGAGTACATCGGGTTATGGGGTAGGGGTGAAGCCGAGCTTGGTACGCTACAGGGCGATACCCTAACCCTCAGCTTTGACCAGTGGAATACCGACGACGGCGATGTAGCTGTGGGCCAAACCTTCTACGAGTATATAGGTTCGGGGTTGTACAAAGCCTTCGGCATAGACACCGACATCATGGACGTGGATACCAACTTTGTTGAGCTGAAGCTTACGGTACCGGGCGAGTTTGCTGCCGACGGTACCATTAAACTACAGCCGCCGAGCTGGATTAAGAATCGGGCGGGTCTGTACCGCACCTGCGATTACAAGGGCCGATGGTGGCAGCTTGAGCAGGTTGGCAAGTGGATGGGCGCATCACGACGCGAGTGGTGGATGGGCACGACCGATGACCCAGGTGCTGACCAGTATGAAACTATGGCTCAAGCGGTCAAGGCTTTAGCGGGGCACCTCGAAGAGGAGCTTAACTTGGCTCTGGGGTTGGTACGGTACGAAGGGCTTCGCATAGTGCCGAATGACACTGAGGAAATAGTGTCAAATGACACTGGGGAAACTGAGGGGGAAGAGGTATCATTCAGTCATGGTTCGGGGGCATCGCCCCTACAAACTAGCCAGGAGGCTAAGAAAATGTCAGACGAGAAGAATACCCAGACCGACGAAGTTGTTGAAGAAGCAGTGTCCGAGGAAGCTACCCCACAGACCGATCCGTTGACCGACCGCTTGCCCTTGGCAGCGAGTCTCTCCGAAAAGGGTTTCACCCTTGAGGATGCACGCGCAGTCCGCGCCAACAACCAGCTCACCGACGAGCAGGTTGCATCGGGCGAGTGGGTCAAGCTCGTCGACGTGGATCGCCTCTGCAAAGCCAACAACATTCCGATCAGCCGGTTTGTCCGCGCCTTTGGCGGCGACCGCGCGTTGTTGCCCCCAATGCACGAAATGTACACGGTTCGTTGGCATGGTCGCACTCGCTACCTGCCCATTGCAGCCGCCTCCGACGAATCCATCGAGTTTCTGAAAGCGATGGCACCTGCCAAACGCGTCCGCAAAGCCAAAGCCGAAAAGCCCGAAGGCGAGGGCGAAGCGACCGAGACGCCCGAAGCTGAAGCACCTGCCGAAGCTCCGAAGAAACGTCGTCGGCGCAAGGCACAGCCCAAAGCTGACGAAGCTGCCGAGTAGTTTCTACCCCAGTCCGAGTATCCGAATCCCCGCCACTTGCGCGGGGATTTTTATTGTGGTATGCTGAAGGTATCGCAATACAAAATAGGAGGCTAAAATGCCAAGCAATATCCAACTGTTTCGCGTTCTGACCGTGTTGTATCTGGAAAGCCTGTCAGCCCTGGCAGGTGTAAAGGTGTCGTATGTTTTAGACAGTATGGACACCCTCATTAATCTGATTGGTGAATTGCCCCCTTCGGAAGACAAGGTGTATCTACAATGGTGCTTGGACAACTTGCTAGAGAATGGACTCAATTCGGAGCGCGTGCAACTGCTTCATGACATGCTCGGAGTAGTAGCTGTTCCGAATGCCTAGTGCAGTCGGAAGGTAGTCAATCCCCTGCCAAAGCTGGCAGGGGATTTTTATTGTGTGCTGGTGACCCAGGTTTTCCACTAGACGTGCTCTGTGGGCTTCAAAAAGGGGTCCAGGTGCGTCGGTAGGGATGGGTCCGGTAGGTAGTCCCCACTTATTACAAATGAGGACCTTAGCGGACGAATTAGAGGTCCTGGAGTGGTATAATATGGGTAGCTTCCGCTCTGTAAACGGAGGGACTCCATTTGTTGGTCTGCCCTGTTAAGCGAGTCCCTCCAAGGAACTTTTCTATGGAACTAGCAGTACCGCAGCTTTGGGATAGACAACCCTGGGATACCGACCTGACTTGGAAGGTGTTCCGTTTGTGGTTGGTCCAAGCGGAACGACCACGCAATATCCACAAAGCCTGGAAGGACCACCTGGGTCGCTCCAAGACCAAGAGCGGAGCTAACATTTCAGCACCTTCCCACATCATCCAATCCTACCATGCGGCTGACGCGGAATCCAATGCGCATGACAATACGTTTACCTGGGAAGCTAGGGCTGAGGCTTATGACAGCTACCAAGCTAGTCTAGATGCTGTTAAGTGGGAGCGTCGTAAGAGCCAGCTTCGGGAATGGGAATGGGAAGCTGCATCAGCCCTGCTGGAGAAATGTTGGGAGATGTTGAGCTGGCCCTTAGCAACTACCGAAGAGCAGGTTTCCAAAGATGGTAGGGAAATCACTTATGTGGTTAATCCAGTCAAGTGGAGACTGGCAGACATTCGGGGTTTCCTGGAGTCTGCGTCTAAGCTGGCTAGGCTGGCAACTGAGATGCACCAATCCAAGCACCAGATTGACGTAGGATTAGACCTGTCTCCCGAAGCTGTGGAAGCCCTGGGAATGCTACGCAAGAGCGGTATTCCAGACTCTGCGGTTGTGCGGGAATTTGAATCTGTGATTATTGAGACTGCCAATGGACTCAACCGTTACCCAGACGATCCGGACTAAACTGTCCCGCAGAGTTGAAAATCTAGTTAGAAGACTGGGCACAGAAGGGTATCCGGAATACCAAACAGAAGATGGAATTGTAAGGTTTGTTCGTGGAGTTCTTAGAGCAGATCCAGCACCTTACCAAGAAGAAATATTACGCTCTGTTGTGCGACACGGTAGGGCAGCTATACGCGGACCGCATGGTCTGGGCAAGACTGCTCTAGCTGCCTGGGTTGTAATCTGGGCTGTGGTGGTTTTCCCCGACGTGAAGGCAGTAACAACCGCGTCGGCTTGGAGGCAACTAACTAAGTTCCTCTGGCCGGAAATTCGCAAGTGGGCTGGACGCGCTAACTGGAAGCTTCTTGGGTTGGAGATTCGGTGGGGTAAAGAACTGTTATCCCTCAGCTTGAAGATGGGGCAGCGTGAAGCATTCGCAGCCGCCAGTAATAACCCTGACCTGATAGAAGGTGCTCATGCTGAAACGGTTGTTTACGTGTTTGATGAGGCGAAGGCAATCCCAGACGATACCTGGGATGCGGCTGAAGGTGCTTTCAGTGGAGCAGGTGCTGACACCGGAAGACGAGCCTTTGCCCTGGCTATATCAACCCCTGGTCCCCCATCGGGTAGATTTTACGACATACATTCACGCAAGGCTGGAACGCATTCTTGGTGGACCCGACACGTAACACTACCGGAAGCTATAGCTGCCGGACGCATCAGCCAAACCTGGGTTGATCAGATGGGTCAACTATGGGGAACAACTAGTTCGGAATATATGAACCGTGTTCTGGGCGAGTTTGACGAGACAGGTAGCAACAACCTAATCCCGCTTAGATGGGTACAGTTAGCGATTCAAAGGTGGCGGCTTTGGCAGGGTATCGGACAAGGTTCAGTCAGCTATGGGCTGGATGTGGCGCGTGAAGGGGACGATAAAACTGCCCTGGCAAAGTTGGTTGGCAGGTGTTTAGAACGGATAGCTTACTTTGAAAAGAAGTCCACGATGTGGACTGTGGGTCGGGTAGCTATGGAAGCAGGTAAGACCGACCAGATTGCAGTGGATGTTATTGGGATGGGGAGTGGTGTTACCGACAGACTGCAAGAGCTTGGCTATGCTACCTGGGGAATCAACGTACAATGGAAAACAGATGTTACCGACAGACATGGTAACTTGCAGTTCGTAAACTTGCGTTCAGCAATATGGTGGATGATTCGTGATATGCTGGACCCGGAAAACCCCTTTGCTCTGGGGATACCGGATGACGAAATTCTAATTGCAGACTTGGTAGCTCCTAAGTGGGGCTTTGCTTCAACAGGTAGGATTGTGGTGGAATCCAAGAAAGAAATTAAGAAACGGCTCAAGCGTTCGCCCGATGGGGCTGACGCGTTTGGGCTGGCTATCCTGGCAGCTTTGGGTCCCATGGAAATTGTTGAAAAGGTTTGGGATGAAAGTATTCGGGTGGAAGTATGAGCCTAGTTCAAAAGATGATGCGAGGTTTGGTTCTTAGTAGGGAAGATAAGCTGTTGCTTGAAGCTGCCTACTCTGGCTATTTGCGTCCGTACATGGATGAAGGGCCGAACTGGGTACAGACAGGCAATAACAAATCCTACCTACCGTTTCAGCGCAGAGCCAGAAATGACGAAGCCGAAAGACTGGCAATTCTAGACCCCACTATTCAGCAGGCAATCCGCTTGCATAATGCCTACACCTTCGGTCGTGGGGTAACTATGAAAGCCAGCGATCCCAAGGTGTCGGAAGTTCTTACCGCGTTCTGGACCGATGTTCGCAACCGCAAAACGGTAACAGGTGTTCTGTCGCAATGGCGGTTGAATGCGACCCGCCAGAAGTTCGGGGAAATTACCTTATTGTTACACGTGTCCAAGATGACCGGGAGGGTTGTGGTTTTCCCGATCGACTCGGACCAGATTGTAGATGTTATTTATGACCCTAGCGACCCGATAATTCCCAAGTGGTATAAACGGAAATATCGAGAGCAACAACCGTATAATCCTCAGACTGGTGAGCGACCACCTGCCAAGGATAGGGAAGTTCTGCTACCGGATTTCCGGAACGCAGAGCCAGAGTGGGTACCTCCCCTACAGGAAAATGGCGTAGAGATTTATGTGTTCCATGTGGTCACGAACGAATACGAAGGTCGGGGCTTAACGCACCTGTCTTCTGCTATTCCCTGGTCCAAGGCTTTGCGCGGTTTCATGGAGGACCGTGTTACTCTAACCCTAGCTCTAGCAACCTTCGCGTTCAAGGCTAAAGTTAAGGGGAACAAGAAAGCGGTTGATCGGCTTATTAGCAGGTTCCAGGAGTTTGAAAGCGACCAGCGATACGGACAAAGTGATGAGGCTGAACGCCGACAAGGTGGCACAACCTGGATTCAGAACGAAGCCATTGAGCTGGAGCAGATGCGTGTTAACTCCCAAGCGTATCAAGCGTATCAGGATGCGCGGTTGTTGCGCCAGCTTATCGGGGTAGGTGCTGGCAGTATTTTTGAGCACTACCTTTCGGGCGATCCCTCTACTGGTAACTTGGCTTCCCATACTGCCATGGAACTCCCGATGCTGAAGGTGTTTGAATTCTGGCAGCAGGTTTGGTCAGAAATACTTCTAGACCTGCTAACCTTTGTTATGATTATGTCGGCTACTCGGGGCGAGCTGAAGAGCAAGGTTAGAGTAACGATTGAAAAAGAATTCGGCATTCCTACCTACCTTGTGCAACCAGACCAAACTACAAAAACTGATGTAGATCTAATCTTCCCGAATATTGTTCAGGCAGACCTGGGGATGTACGCACAAGCTATCGCCAGCATCAAGGGCTCGGAACAGGCTTCCGGGAAGCAGATTCTACCTCCGCGCGAAACCGCTCTTACTATATTGCGAGTACTGGGCTTCAACGAAGAAACTTCTGAAATCCTTAGCACTATGGAAGAGAATGGTTTTGACCTGGACATGGGGGAAGAGGAAAAAGAGCAAGAGCCTGGAGGTAACGGGGTTGTACCGGAACAGTTAGTGCAGAATCAGTTCGGACCTGAACAAGCTCCGGAGCTAGGCGAGCAACTGGCTGAAGCTCTAATCCAGAAGTTTGGGCATGACGAAATAGTTCGTAGGCTGGCAGAACTGTCCAAGGGTAAGGTGCCAGACAAGGACGAAATCACTACGGTAGAACCGTTCACTGAAGACGAGCTGGACCAGGTGTTAGCTGATTGGTTGGCACTACCGGAGCTTGATGAGCTTATAGAAGACGAAGACCTGGACCCGGACTTAGTGGAAGAAGCTGCTCGTGCCTGAGCCTATGACCGACCTGGATGATATGCGGAAGTATTCCAATGCCCTACGTCTGACTGCTGAGAAACGGGCAGATGAGCTGTCGGTAGCTCTAACTGAAGGCAGTATAACCTTGGAGGCTTGGACTGAGGGGATGCGGGAAACCATACGTGAAGCTCATGCTTTGCAGTTCGTTACCGGGAAAGGTGGCGACCGCAGCCTTATCGACTTCAAGGAATACTTGCAGCTAGGTTCGCCAGTAGCTAGACAGTATAGATTTCTAGCCAAGTTCGTAGCTGACGTAGAAGCTGCCATAGATGCAGGTGGCTCTCTAGGCTTTGTGCGCAACCGCTCCAAGATGTACGCCAAAGCTTCCCAGGCGATGTTCTGGCATTCGGCAGTACCAGTTAAGATCCCACAAGTACCGCGTGACGGGAAGACGCGATGCCGTACCAACTGCAAGTGTCGGTTGGAAATCAAGCGGGAAATTGATAAGGACGGTAACTTGGTTATTCTGGTATGGTGGAAATTATCACCTGCTGAACACTGCCCTGATTGCGTTAAGCTGGCGCGTGAATGGAATCCGCTCCGATTGGTGGCAGGTGTAGCGGAGGCTTCCGACTTTGAAAGTAGCTTATACCTGATTGAGAATGTGGCATGAGCAAACTAAAATCCATGATGGCACCTGTTGACTCTGCTGGAGCGGGTTTGATTCCTTTGATACGCTCTATGGATGGATTGGTGGGATACTGGCCTCTTGATGACCCATCTGGCAGCGCGATCCGGTGTATCAACCCGGCGCTGGCAGTCGGGCGCAATGTTGTAGTCAACGGCGATATGGAAACTGGCACCCCGCCGGATAACTGGTCCACTCCTGGCGATGGCACGTTGTCCAGTGAGGCGGTGATTGTACATGGCGGCAGTGTATCCCTGAAGTATGAAAAAGGCTCTACTGCCGGAATCGCGGATAGGTCATGGTCCCATACGTTGACAAATCTGCGTGTTAGCGGGTCATATACGCTCACTGCCTGGGTATACATTCCCAGTACAAGCGGGGCAAGTGTGGTGCAGATGTTGTGCGGGACTGCTGTCGCTGGCGGGTTTGTTGCGGAAAGTGACTCGACAACCGATACAGACGCATGGACTGAACTTACTTTCACCTTCGTGGCTACGGCAGCGACGATGTATATTGTGTTCATTAACTCTGTAGCCGACAGTACCGGCGACATTACATATACTGACGATGTGACGTTAACGCAACTCAATATCGCTGCCTCGACCGCATTCCCAGGTGCAGAGTTAATAACTGACGGCGATATGGAGGCGGTAGGTGTTGGGGATTGGTCGGTTGGTTTGAGTGCCACATTGACCAAAGAAACTACCGATCCGTATGAGGGCACGCAAAATCTACGGGTGGCTTACAATGGCACAGCGAATCCGTATGCTTACCAGTCAATTCTTACCTCTGGTGAGTGGTATCAGATAACTGGCGTTGCGCGAGGCGATGGTACAGTAGCTCCGCGAATAGTCTCAGGGTCTAATCTTGATGAAACATTATTGACCTCAACAGCTTGGCAGTTATTCAGCTTCAAATGGATAGCCGATTCAGCCGTGCTTGCTCTGCGTATTGTGGCGAGCGCGGCAGGATATGCCGAGTTTGACATTATATCGGTTCGAAAAATCAACCCCATGACTGGCGAAGTAACAGGCTCAACCATCTATCAACCTGCTACGTCTAAGCTACTTTATTCCCACCTGCTTGATGGTGTGAATGATGTAGACGATGTGTGGTCGCCTGAACTAAACAGCGCATGGAATCCCCTGGCAGGAACTATGCTCATCTTCGCTAAAGTAGCCGACGCAGGAGTATGGACGGACAGTACCACGCGGATCGCCACTATGATTAAGGCTGATTCTTTAAACTTTATTGACATGTTCAGGAGTACGGTTGATAACACTATCCAATTTAATTTCCGAGCGAATTCGGTTATTGAAACGGTAGCGACCACAGACCTGGGTGGGAGCCTGGATTGGTTTATGTTGGCGATGACCTGGGATGTTAGCGCGGACGAAATGAAAGCCTATGTCAACGGGGCACAAGTGGGGTCAACTCAGTCAGGACTGGGCACCTGGGTCTTGAACTTGGATGATCAAACCAACGTTATCGGGGCCGCGTCTGTGCTGGCTTCTAGCGTTTGGGATGGCTGGCTGGCACATTACGCCATTTGGAATCGTGCGTTGTCTCTAGCTGAAATACAGCGTATATGCAGAGCCGGGGGAATCTCAACATGACTCTATGGAATGGCTATCTCGGTGTAGAGGATGTTAATCTAACCCAAGAGCAAAGGTTGGAAGTTAATGCTGCCTTCGCTGCACTTGGACCAACCAATGACCCGCAACCAAGTAAGAACAACCATAGGCGTCTGTCCCTGGACGGAAGCAAGGCTGTATATGAAGCTGAGTTTCTTAAGAGCAATTTAACAGAGGAAAAGGTTGTAGAGTATCTGGCTGAAGCTGTAAGGGTTTCGCCTTCCCTGATCTCATCTGAAACCAGCATAATTGGAAAAGGTGCTTTGGTTGTGCTGAGTGCTGGCGGAGTAGCTCGGATGCGGATGCTAGTTTTTGGCGGTAGATCTGCAACCTGGGATCAGTCCAGAATACAGGCAAAATCTTATATTCAAGAAAATCTAGAGGAATGGGAAACCGCAGGATAGAGGAATAGGAGAACGTGTAATGTCAACAAATGTAATTCATCGTAAGAGTGCTTGGGTCACGCGCGAGCTTGACCTGGGAGCAGCCAAGGTGTCGGGCGATATCGAGCAGATTAGCGATATGCTAGTTTATCTGCTGGAAGCCACCGACTCCAGTAACCTTGCAACCTGCGAAATTCTGGGTTGCTCTACCGTAGTAGATCTAAGCGTAGTCGGTGCCGACGGCTCCGGAAACGTAGCAGTCGCTATCGGGGACAAGATTTTCCAAGACACTTCCACCGTTTACAATAAGGACTCTATCAACGGGGTTTTCATTGGATACGCTCTGGAAGCTGTTAGCTCCGGCGCAACTACTACCATCATGGTCGCTCTGGTTCATGGTGTAGTGGCGGCTCGCGGTACCCTGGCGAGTGCCACAGCCGTCGCAGGTGCTGAAGCTGCGAATGTGGTTAATGTGGCTATCCAACTGTTGGACGCCGATGGGAATGCCCTGCAAGCTCGCGCCAGTTTGACTGCATATTTATCAGACGATGCTAACGGTGATTCAGTAGCAGGTACCGCTCCCGATGGTGGGGTTGCTATTGGTACCGATGGTCTTGCTATCCCGCTGGTCGCTGGCAAGGCTTGGATTCTTACCAGCGAAGCCGACGGCGATATTGACCTGGATGCTACCGAAAGCGGGACCGACACTTGGTACCTAGTCCTGGTCATGCCCGATGGCAGTTTGATCGTGTCTAACGCGATCACGATGGCAGCTTAGCAGGAGGCTAACCATGTCCGGAATTATACGGGCGATTGAAATGGACACTGACGGCGAAACCCCTGAGATTCTGCTGGAGTCCAGGCTTTCGCTGTTGGTGTTAGTTCCAGTTAACCTGACCGGAGACCTGGGGATTCAATCCAAGAATACTTCCGGAACCTGGAACTGGATTCTCAAGAACGACGGTAGTTATGACATCGTTGGAGTTGCGGAACCGGGAGCAGGTTGGGCTTCTTATGGTGGATGGTATCAGATTGATGAAGTCTACAATTCTATTACCATCCGCTTGAAAGCCCACGATGGGTCAGGTGGCGATCAGGTTCAAGGTGCTGCACGAAGCCTTGAATTCCAAACGAAAGGGGTAGGGGTATGATCTTCCTTTATCCTAAACAACTAGTGGAGGTAGGAGGCAGTATTGACGACTTCGTTAACCTTGTTCGTCGTGCCTTCTACCGACAGTTCAGCGGTCAGTTTGTGGATGAGTTTGTTTTCGTTGAGGATGTTTTCAAGAACTATGTTGTGATACGGTTAGGTGAAAAGCTGTATCAAGCCAAGTTCAAAACTACCGACGAGGAAATTACGTTCGCAGACCGCGCATCTTGGACTGAGGTAGAGCTAAGCTACCAACCTGTCACGGAAACCTTGGCAGTTGCGGAATCCCAGGAATGGACGATTCCAATTCGCATGAGCGAAACCACCATAGACCCTCAGGGGAATTTGGTGGGAACCATTGTAGTGGAAGGCAGGAGCGATAACGGTAGGTGGTATTCGCGTCGGTCCATTGTAGAGAGTGGGAAGGTGTTTGAAGGTGTTCCCATCTTTGCAGACCACAGCCCACGAACTCAGAGAATGGAACAGCCCGAACGCTCTGTTCATGAAGTCATTGGCAAGGTTAGTGAAACGTTCGTTGAGACTGCTGCCTCTGGAGCTGCACAGCTAAAGTTCCGAGGTTATATCTCAGCGGCTGAAAGTAAGATCCGCACCAAAATCCGGGAAGGATTACTTGGCGATATGTCCCTAGTTGCTATGGGCGAGGGGCATATAAGCGACCAGCATAGCGAGTTTGTGGTTGACAGGTTTGTAGAAGCCTTTTCACACGACCTTGTTACCTTCGCGGCTGCGGGAGGAAAGGTGGAACACCTGGGTGAAAGTAAGAAACCTACGTCGGAAGAAACAACCGAGGAGCAGGTAGTGGAAACACAAACCACCTCCGACTATACGGTTGTTTATCTAGAGGAAAACTCTACGGAGGACACTATGTCGGATAAAGATGCGTTGAGTGGGCAGATTGAACAACTGCTGGAAAATCAGTCCAACCTAACTCGCCAGCTTCGCGTTCAGGAAGCTGACCGGGTTGTGCGTCATACCCTAGAGCAGTTTTCTGAACTGCCCGAATCCGCTTTGGGGTATCTGCGCGAATCCCTCCAGGGATTGGTTCAGAGCTATGGCGGGAATGACCAGACCGTTGAGCAGCTCCAAGAAGCTGCCACCGAACAGGTCAAGGCTTTCAAGGAAATGCTGGTAAAGTCTTCTTCGCTGCCCCTGAACACTGGGATTCTGCAAGAAGGTGCTGAACCGCAGGACTTTGAGAAACGTGTAACCGAGGCGTTTAAATGGGCGGGTGACCTGCCTATGGGCCGAGTACCTACACAGGACGGACAAGAGTTCTTGTTCTAGTATACTCCTGTCTGTATAAGTGGTTTCAGGTTCGTTGGGATATATCGAGGGAAGGTAGTCATGGCACAAGAGCAATTGGAATTTCTGGGGAACGTGGACAGACCGAGTGACCTGGATCCCACTCCCGGATTTGCCCGTTCTGGACAGAGATCTGTCCAGGAAAGTTATCGTGATGCTTTCTTGTATACTGCTGAGTTTGTGCAGATGATCATGGAGGGTCGTAAGCCGATGCGGTACTTGGCTCACGCTCTAAACGGGAATCTGCCAACTCGCCAGCTCCAAGAAGCAATGACCCCGAACGATTTTACGTACATCTTCGGGGATGTAATTGACCGCGTGGTCCTAGGTGGCTATCGTGCAGCACCTTCGGATTGGCGACAGTTTCTCAAGGTGGGAACCGTTCGGGATTTCCGGAACGCCAATCGCTTTGGGATTGATGGTGGTGAGAGCCGCCTGGACGCGGTACCTATGGGCGGGACTTACCCTGAGGATACCGTTAGCGATTCGCGGTATCAGATTGCGGTTGGTAAGTATGGCCGAACGTTCAAGTTGTTTTGGGAGACGTTCATCAATGATGACTTGGACGCTCTCCGCAACTTCCCGGCTCGTTTGACTCGCGCAGCCCGACGCACCGAAGACTATGTAGCGTCTTCATCCTATGTTGCGAATACTACCTTGTACGAAACGACCCATGTTGTCGCAGGTAGTAACTACTCCAACAAGGGTACCGCAGCCCTGACGATCGCAGCCTTGGAAGCTGCCTGGAAAGTCATGATGGCGTATCCAGATGAGGATGGTGAGTGGATTGATAACGCACCTGTTTATCTGGTGACCGGACGTTCCCTGGCTATCGAAGCTCAGAAGATTCTGGGAACAACTTTGTTCGCGGTTTCAGGTGGCGACAGCCAGACCGGTATTGCCCCGACGCGAGTTGTTCCAGACAACGTGTTCCGGGGTAAGTTAACTCCGCTGGTTGACCCGATGATTGAAACCATTGATACCACCAACGGAGCGACTTCCTGGTACCTGTTCACCAATCCCGCTGTGATGCACGCGGCTGAGGTTGCGTTCCTGGCAGGTTATGAGGAGCCGCAGCTTTTCCAGCGTACCTCACGCGCGACCCGTTTGGGCGGCTCCGAGAATGTACCTGCCAGCTTTGAAGACGATGAGCTGGCGTTCAAGGTACGACACGTAGTCGGTTCCCAACACGCGAACGCGATTGGATACTGGCGGGGTACCTACTGGAGTGACGGTACTGCCTAGGAGGGTGCCATGCGTTGTTTGAGCTGTAATGGTGAACGTGTTATCCGCAAGGAGGACACGTTCACCTGTGAAGATTGCTCGTACACGTTTTCTGTGCAAGATGCCAAAGCTAATCTACATTGGCTTAAGGTTCGCAACATTCCAGTTCCGCTGAGTCAGCAAGAGCTGGATGAGGAGCGAGAAAGCCTTATGAGCATGGGCGATGCGGCAGCGGTCTTGATGGCAGAAACCGTTAAAGAACTTCGGGAAATCTCGGAAGAGCTGGGATTGACCGTACCTCGCAAGGTTCGGAAGACAGAACTTGTGCGGTTCCTTATAGAGTCGGGAAAGATTTCCGTAGTAGACGATCCGTCTGGTCCAGAGCTAATCTTGGACGTAGATTAAGGGGATAGCTATGGCCTACGCAACCACCACAGAAGTTCAGGCGAAGATTCCTGAGTTCGTTATTGGTGCTTCTACAAAGCCTTCCACGTCTGAGGTAACGAACTTTATTTCCCAGATTGACGGCAGGATTAACGGAGTGCTATCTGCTCAGGGGTATGAAACCATTCCTGCCACAGGATCTAACGATCTGGCAATGCTGGAGGGATTGGTTAGTCACAAGGTGGCGGCGATGGTTCTGCTGATTGCCTATCCAGGCGATACTGTTCCGGACAAGGTTAAGCTATGGACCGAGCAGTTCGACACTTTTCTACGTGACTTGCGAAAAGGGGATACGTTTCTTATAGATCAACAACCTATGGGGGACCAAGCTCCCCTCTTCGCAGTCATTCGGCACCCGACACGGGACGATACGTTTACAGAGCGGTACGACGAAAGCGATTGGGACGAGGATGGTTTGTAGGTGGCAAAGCAAAGAAGGGGCAAAGATACCCGAATAAAGCTGATCGCTGGCGAGATTACTTTCTCTATGAGCGACCCACAGAACATAGAGCTTACTCGTGCAGTAGATCACTATGGCAAAGCGATGCGGGATTTCTCACCTGTATTCGAGGCGTTCAGCAGGTATCACAAACGTAGTATCATGCGTAACTTTGCAGCAGAGGGTCGCCCCCGAAAGTGGGAGCCTTTGCAAGAAGCCACTATACGGGACCGTATAAGGCAGGGTTTCGGCGAAGGACCAATCCTGGTAAGAACGGGCAAGATGAAGAAGAGCTTTAGGTTTGAAACCGATAAGCCTAGAAGCTACAGGGTTTTCAATCTACGGGATTATTTCTATTACCATCAGTACGGATCGCCTAAGACTAACCTGCCAGCTAGACCGATGCTTGTATTGCTAAGGCAGGACCAGATCCAGTTTACCAGACTTGCGAGAAGACACGCTCTAGGAGAGCGCATCTAAAGGAACTGTATTAATGACCGCACCTCCAACCACCATAGAAGACCAGATTGCATCAATCATACTGGCCGAGTCTGACCTGGATGATTTGAAGGCTGTGTTTCGGGGTATGGCTTATCGTGTTCCGATGCAATACTGGCCTTATGCTGAAGTGATTATTTTTACAGAAACAACCGTTCGGGAGCTAACTGGTAACAAGCACGAAAGGGCTTACAGCGGAGTCATTTTTGTTCGGGTAAGCTATCAGGACATTGTGGCGGTTTCTAGCAGAACCGCAAGAATCCCATCCTTCGAACTACTGCATACTTATGTTGACGACATAGTTACTTTGTTTAAAGAAGCAGCAAATCGTAGTCTCCAGAACTTGGCTGTAGCTAATGGGGCTGTGGACCGCATAGATGTAGGTACAGACCAGATAGACTACAACATAGGTCAAGCACCTGGGTATGAGCGGACAGAAACTTTTGCTAACGAAGGGACCGTACCATTTACGGTCTACACTTGGGAGAGTTTGTGATGAAAAAACTTGTTCGGGTATATGTTGCAAAACCGAAAGGGCTTCGGATTGCAGGGTTGGGAAGTCGGGCAACTGGCGACTATTTTGAAGTGACTGAAGAAGTTGCCAAGTCCCTACTAGCTAGTCCAGACTTTACAAAGGACCCAGGGACGCCCACAAGCGTCGCTAAGCCACGAAAGCCGAAGGCAGGTACCAAACCAAGGGAAGTCCCCAAAGAAGGGGTTGTAGAGGAGAATAGTGATGCCACTTGAACACATGATTTTTGAGGAACAGGTTGCTTGGCAAACCTGGATTACCCCGACCAAGGGGTTGTATCTACTGTCTGCTTCTTTGGATCCCGGCTCTGAGTACGTAGAGCAGCGGATTACAGGGGTAGGTCGTGCGGTCAAGAACTCCTGGCTCGGGAAGAAGCTACCTACGGGTCAGTTAACTCTGCCACTCTACTATGAGTATATGGGCTTCCTGCTGAAAGCTGCGGGACTGCACGATATCGATAGTACACAGCAGGGAGCAACCGCAGCTTACGCTCACGGATTCATCCCAAAGGACGACACGGTACCTTCCGGCTTGAGCGTACAGCTCAAGCGCGATGCTGACGACGCCAGTAACATTCAAGGGGTTATGTTTGATAGCATGACCTTGGCATTCGCAGCCGGGGAACCCGCAGAATTGCGCGGTAACTTTATAGCCTACGACGAAGCGAATACTGGCGATACCTGGGAAAACACCGACGCGGCTCCAGCCGTTATTGCTTCGCCCACATACTTCGCAGACACAGTCCTGCCCTTCCGGTTCCAGCACGCCACCATTAACATCGGGTCAACCCTGACCTGGGTCGCTGGGGAAAACGTGTTTACGAAGGTAGGTGGCTCAGCCGCCACTATCGAAAACTTTGAGGTCACCTGGGAAAATGGCTGGGATCCTCGCGTGTTCCTAGGCGACCGCTTAGCTGGTAACGTGATCGGTCAGGAGTTTAACGTGACCGGTCGGTTTGATGTGGACCAGAGTACGGTAGACGAAACCTTCTATGCCTATTACCGGGATGGAACACAGAAGGCAGTCTGGTTGGAAGTGGATAGTGGGGTAGAAGCTGATACGGGGTATAACTACCTGATGCGGATTGTGATCCCGCTATGCGATTTCCGACAAGGTGCTTTGCCCGACATTTCGGGGGATCAGTCGCGCCGGATGCAGACCGTGGAGTTTACAGGTGTTCTAGGTGCCGACGATGTACCGTTTCAGATCACAATCGTAGATACAGAATCCAGCTACTAATTAGAAAGGTGCAGAAATGCCACTAGTAAGAGACAACTCTACAGTCCGGATAGAAATGCCGGATGGGGATTGGTACGAGCTACGGAGATATCTGGGCCACTACCATCGGAATAGGTTGAGTCAAATGACCGCCATTACGGTTCACATCCCCACAGAACAATTGTCGTCTGGCAGGGTTGACGTGTTTTCGGGTAGTCGCACTATGCCTGCGACTCTAGATGGTCTTCCGGATGTACAGAATGCGCGGCTCCATGCGTATATTGTAAGGTGGTCACACGTTGAGGATAACGACCGACCGACCCGCATAACCTTGGAAACTTGCAAGTTGATTCCACCTGTTCACGCCGAGCGGTTGTTGGCAGAGATTCAGAAGCTGCAAACAGAACAGGATGGACCTACAGCGGACTCCCCTTTGGACAAGAAATCCAATGGGTCATCCACAAGGTTGTCGCCTGGGACGGAAAAGGGATTACCCTTACCACCTGCCGAACAGAGCGTGAACGAAGAATAAGGGCAGAGGCTATCCGAATTTGGAACGAATACGCTTTGCATACGTTTTCGCAGATTACGTATGAGCATCAAGGTTTCGGTATGGAAGACGGACTACTGCCAGCTTGGAAAATAGATGAGCACCTGTTGGTCCATAGGATCTATCAGCGAGAGGTGAAAGCCAATCGGAAGCAGATGCCTCAGTCTGTACGGAAAGCTAAGAGGTAATTATGGCGGGACGTACAATTCGGCAGGTTATGGAATGGACAACCAGAGCCGACACTAGGGAACTGGATAACGTTCGCAACGACATAGAAGCCACCTCCCGAGCTATTGATGAGATGGGGGATGAAGCCGAGCAAGTTAGCAGGCAATCCTCCGATGCGGAAGGTGGCTTGAGCGGTCTGGCGAAAGCTGCCAAGATCGCAGCGACCGCTATGGCAGGTGTCGCGGCTGTAGGGGTTGGGGTTGCTCTGGCGGCTGTGGGGCAAGGTGCTCGTGATTTTATGGCTATGTCGGGAGCCATGAATAACTTCCAAGCACAGACAGGTATTGCCACCGAAAACTTAGATGAATACAAGGCAGTAGCTCAGGAAGTTTTTAAGGCAGGTTTCGGAGATGATTTTCAGGGCGTCGTGGATGCGATGTCTCAGGTGTCAAGAATAACGGGCGAACAGGGTGAAGCCTTAGAGCAGACTACCAAGTATGCTCTAATTATGGGCGAAGCCTTTGATGCCGAAGTTGTGGAAAGTGTTCGCTCTGCCGACACAATAATGGAAAACTTCGGAGGTACCAGTAAGGAAGCCTTTGACCTACTGACAACCGCTATGCAACAAACGGGCGATCCGGGTCAAGACCTGCTGGATACGTTTAACGAATATAGTGCGAACTTCGCAGACATGGGATTTAGCGCGGAAGAAATGTTTGCGCTGATGGCAACAGGGTTGGAAGCAGGTGCTCGCAATACCGATGACCTGGCAGACGGGATGCGGGAGTATCAGATTCGGCTCAAAGATGGTACGAGTGATTTGGCTATGTGGCGACTAGGGTTAGACGGAGTTAATGCTGCCTATAAACGGGGTGAAATTTCAGCGGCTGAAATGTTCGTCCAGGTTCAAAACGAGCTAAACGCTATAGAAGATCCAATAGAGAGAAATGCTCTTGGTATTGAAATCTTCGGTACCAAGTGGGAGGATGCTGGCGAAGATGCCTTCCTAAGCATGAGACTCATGACCGATGGGTTGGTAGGGATGGAAGGTGCTACCGACCGAGCGGGTGACTCTCTGGAAAAGGGGTTGGGACCAGCGTGGGACAGGTTCCAACGAACAATACGTGTCGGTCTAGCGAATGCTCTGGAGCCTTTGCTGACTAACGTTTTAGAGTTTCTGATACCTGCCTTGGAGGACCTGAGTGAGTGGGTTAACAACGTAGGGCTTCCCGCGTTCCAGGCATTCGTTGGAGTTATGGTTGATATAGGTACCGAAATTGTAGAGGGACTTGGTGGCAGCGAAACTATAATCAACACTCTATCCGGAGTGGTTGAAACCCTGGCAGGGTATGTCGGTGACTTGGCTGGTTTTATCGGGGATCTGAGTCCGGAAACTATAGTGCTCCTGGGGATCGCCCTGGCGGTCATAGCGGGTCCCGCAATCCTGACAGGGGTACTAGCTATCGGTGGAGCCATAGCAGGGTTAGTTGGCTCCCTGCTAACGACTGGACTTATGCTTTCACCTCTGGTTGTGGTGTTAGGTGTAATCGCAGCCTATGAAACTAACTTCGGAGGTTTGAAGGACAAGATTGGTGCGGTCGGGGACGCTATACGAAACAAGGATGTGGCAGGTGCTATTCGTGGAATAGCAGATGCTCTTCTAGCGATACCCCTGGGAATAGCTACTGAGATTGGCGACCTGATTGGTATAGACGTAGTAGGTGGTCTAGAGGGTTGGGAAGAAGCCTTTGATGGTTTAAAGATTACCTTGGAACACTATGGCAGTGAAGCGATGGATGCCATAGCTCAAGGTATCGGAGATATGAGTAGCTGGCTTTTAACAGAGTTAATCGCACCTTTAGCGGCTGCGCTGCTGACCGCTGACTACGGGTTTATTCTGCTAACGGCTGGAAGGGCAGCTACCGAGCTTGTGCGTGGAATTGTTATGGGGCTTCCACAGTTTAGCTCCTGGCTTGCTGAGCACGTAATCGGTCCACTGATGGATGCTATCCTTAACGTTAATCTGATAGGAATTGTGATTACAGCAGCTCGTATAGGTTGGGATATTCTGAAAGGTATTGCGAACGTTTTCCTAACCTTGGGATCCTGGGTTGTAAACAAGATACTATCTCCGTTAATTACTGCGATCCTGAACCTGGACTTGAGTGGTTTGTTGGACACTGCAATGGCTATCGGTACAGCCATTCTGGACGGAATCTTAGCAGGGTTGTCCACTTTAGGGGTAATGCTTATTGACCTGATAAATGAGGCAATTCCTGATACGATAGATTTTGGTACAATTGACCTTGGAGTTAAAAAGATAGATCTTGGTTCTGTGAGCCTACCTGCTAACCCGATTCCAGGTGGCAGTCGCGATACAGGTGGTCGGGGCTTACCGGGATATGCCTACGCAATCAATCCTGGAGCAGGTACCGAAGTATTTGTACCTGACCAGCCTGGAACGTTCTATGCGAAGCAAGGTGGCATTCAGGCAGGTGGTCAGTCTATCAATATCAACGGGGAAGTACACGTTCACGGGGTACAGAATCCCGAGCAATTCTTCAAAGAGATGGAGCGCATTGCACGCCATAGGGCACAGGGAGTTCGTAGATGACCTGGAAGGTTCTAGTAGACTGGGATGGGGATGGTTGCTTCTACCTGCCACCTGTTGGAAACCAAGTGTCCAACGGCGATTTTGCTTCCGACGTAACTGGTTGGACTCCTGACGCAGATGTTACCTGCTCCTGGGCTGGAGGCAAGATGTATACACAGAGTTCGGTACCTGCCGACATAGGTTCTGTGTATCAAGCTCTAGACTACAATGTTTGTCCTGGCGATACATTCCATATCTCTATAAAACTAAACAATCTTGATGTAGTGCAGCGAACGATTGCCCTGACTATTTGCTCGGCAGCTAGTGATACAGGCAGACTATACGAAGAGCACGTTTTACCTGCCACCTCTGGAGAAATTACCTACACAACTTCCGGGTCGGTAACAGCAGGTTGGACCGATACTGTCTTCAAGATAATCCACTTAACGGCTGAAAACGACAACATAGTGGTTGACGACGTAGTTGTACAGATTACTCATGCGGTAGACAACATAACCGAATACGTGTTGGGCGATCTACGTTGGACCGCAGGTTGCAGGGCTTTCCAGCGGATGGGGGATGAGGCTTCGGTTGATGTGGTGGTAGACAATCAAGATAAGCGGTTTTCCCCGGAGCTAACTACGGGTCCGTATTACGGAAAGCTAACACCGAATATCCCGGTTTCCATACGCTTTGGCAGAAGCGGAAATGGTGCTGTCGGGGAATATTATAATAACTACCTGGGAGGCTGGTATCTTGTGGGGTACCCAGTTCTAACTCGTGTAGACAATACTATAGATTTTTCCTGGGGATCCGGTTCCCCTGACGCCAGCATTGACTCCGACAATTTTGAGGTACGTTGGACAGGGTTTATAACGCCAGATTACTCCGAAGAGTATACCTTCTATGTTAACGTGTCTATGGCGTGTAGGTTGTATATCGGCGATGTGTTGGTGGTTGATAACTGGTCTTCACCGAACTCAACTGCCAGCGAGGAAACTGGCACTATACACTTGATTGCCGATGTAGCTTACCCCTTCAAGTTAGAATACTACGACACGACCAGTACTGACGCTACCTGCGAGCTTAGGTGGTCTTCTGCTAGCGAAGCAAAGGCAGTTATACCGAACGGTTCTTTAACCCCTGGCGATTACGATATGTGGCAAGGGTACATGAACGACATAGTTCCTGAACCTTTGCTATACGGACGTAGAACTTCAACCATCAAATGTATCGGTCGTAAAGAACAGCTTCAGCGCTCTTACGTTCTTCGACCGTATCGTGTGGGGTATAGTGTTAATCAATTACTGGATGACCTACTAACTGCCTTGTTCCCAGGGTATGACGAAGGTGGAATACGATACGCATTCGAAACTAATGTTGGGCATTGCTACGACAATTTTATGGTGGAGTTGAGCAGGCGACCAGAGGCGCTATATGTGCTGCGAACTTTGATTGACCTGGAGTGGGGAAAACTCTTCTGGGGAAAAGGCAGGTGGGAGTTCTGGCCTAGATATTTCCTGTATAATCGCAGCACAACCGAAGACCTGGATGTGCAGGACACTATGGCAGATCTAGAATACACAACCGGACAACAGGACATAGTTAACGAAGCCCTTGTTACCGTCTATCCCAGAGTTGCTGACACAGACGTTACTGAAATGTTTAGGATGGATACAGGCAATGAGCCTATGGTTTTTCCGTATGGTGAATATAAGACCTATACGCTCTTTCTAATGGACGGTTTCCAAGGTGGCTTGTCCGGTCCTGTTTGTGTTGTTGATGGGGGACTTAGTATAGACTCTTACGTAGTTGATTCTTTGGGGTACCATCCTAGCGGTTCTATGTACCAATCTTTTGAGGATCGTGGGCAATATGCAGAGTGGACCATAGGCAATTTCCTATATGATTACTATGCTTACACTGAGCTTCTTTTGGACGGACCAGCTTTACGAGTAACAGGTGCGATCACCCATATAGAGCAAGATGACGATAGTATTACTGCCTATGGACTGCGACCGTTTGATGTTGACCTTCCACTAGGCGATCGTGAGGGTCAAGCTAGTGGTCTAGCTGAGTGGTTAGTAGGCAGGTTTTCCGAACCATCACCACGAGTGGAAACAGTTTCCTTTCGGACTGAGAGCGACGGTACAGAAAACGCAGATCAGCTAGACTACGGTATCGGAAATACCCTCCGACTGCGGGATACCCAAACAGCTCACGACAGGGATTATATGATTGTGGGCGAAACCCATCTAGTGAACATCCAGGACCAGAGTCATGAAACCACCTGGAATCTGGAACCTATTGACGATCTTCGTGGGGTATTTGTACTTGACGACACAACTTATGGCACACTAGATAACGATAATAGACTGGGGTTCTAAAATGGCATGGACAGCTCCAAGAACATGGGCGGCTGATGAGGTAGTAACGGCTGCGCTAATGAACACTCACATTCGGGATAATATTTCCTATTTGATCGGGCAGTTTCCCCAACGTGCTACTATGTGGCACGAGGAAGCTACGGTAACAGTTGGGAATCCCATAGTAGCAACTGTATCTACTGGAATGCTGTATAATGGTCTATGGGTACAAACTGCTGCGGCAGACGGAGATACTTTTACGAATACTTGTATGCTTGACAGTGGCACATATACTCTTTATGTGCTAGGCAATACTCGCAATGTTTGCGGAATGGTTGATTGGTACGTGAACAACGTGTTGGAGGGGTCTGGTCAAGATTGGTATAGCGCGGCGTCTTCTCCCAACGTGGTTAAAACAGTGGGGAGCATAGTGATTGCCACTCCTGGGCGATACGTGGTTAAGGGGGTCGTTAACGGGAAAAATGGCTCCAGCACTGATTATCAACTTCGGTTAGTTAAATACTGGCTGAAACAAGCCACAGACACCTAGCAAAGAGCAGATACATAAGGAGGAAGGCATGAGAGTATGTCTGTTTGCTTTACTTGTAGCGATTGTTGTGGGGTTGTTCGGACCGCCACCTGCAGAAGCTAGCAAGGCTTTTGCCAATCCGATTTTTAGTCACTGCCGAGTCCCTGGGAAAGTTGGGGCATTTGTCCTGGAAGTTAAGAACATACCTATCGGGGATGCAATTCCCGGACGCTTTGGTTTTACCACCTACGCCAACCCACAGCTAATTGACTTGGGATTGGTTGGGGCTTACCAGGGCCGTCGCTATGCCCTGCAATTACCTAAAGGGGTACTGGCTACCATTGTAAGCCCGTACTACCGCTTAGCGGACGTCTGGCGACCTGCTAGGACTGATTTCCAGATTGATGCCTTGGACAGCCCTGAATGTCTGGACGGGCAAGGTGTAGCTTTTTCTGCAGGTACGGAACACATGCTTCACACCTCCCAAGAACCCCAACCTGGATGCGATATGTTTCTACCGATAACTGCGCAGACTGCACAGATTCAACTTTCCGACTGGACGACACTGTACTGGGCACCTGAAGACTATGCTGCAACGGAACACATGCTTCGCCCTGGAACCTCCGTATGGGTTATGCAATACGCGGAAGGCTGGATTCAAATTATCTGGGTATGTGATTTGCTTTGGGTCCAGGTGCTTTGATGGCTTTCCAGGTTTTAGAAACATTTCACAAAGTTAGCGACAAGGGAATAGCGATTGTTATTCTGTTCGTGATACTGGTCAGTTTAATGATCCTAGCTTGGATCATTAAACAAGCTCTAGTCGCCTGGGCAGACAATTGCAGGGAGTCCAGGCAGCATCAGACGGTACACTTGCAAGCTATTGAAGATTTGGGTGAGTTGATTAAAACAATGCTGACCGCCCATGCCGAAGCTGAGAAACGTGCTCAGTCAAGATTTGAGCTAACGATTAGAGCCGCCTCTAAAAGTCTACAGCAGGTGTCTAGAAGGGTAGGCAGGGTTGAGGATACTATCGAAGACATAGAAGAGCGCCAGAAGTTTTTCCAGGTAGCTGTTCGTGCGATTCTCAGGTCTTTGAAAGCTTCCGAGGAAGCAACCAAAAACCTAACAACTCAGTCTGAGCAACTGGATGAGGAAATTCGAAAGGAGCTGGCGCAGAGTGCCAAGTTTCGCAAAGAGGCTCTGGAGCAGCTTAGATTTCTAGCTACACAATTCGCACCTAAGAAAGAAGGGAGCACGTGATGGACTTAAGAATGCAAGTGGTAATCGTACTGGCAACTGCCATACTGACTATTCTGGTAATGGTCTTTCGTCGCTTGGAGCGGAAGGCTTTGCTGGAACAGGTTATGCGGTTGTCGCCAAATCAGTTTGACAGTTGGGCTGCGAACATAGTGTCCAAAGCCTATGATGCGGTTGAACAACTGGCAGAAGTCTATGAGGGTATGTCGTCCGAAGAAAAGCAGAAGCTGGCGGTAAAGCTAATCCAGTCAATGTATAAGACCTGGATAGGGCTGACCGTTAGCGGCAGCGCAGCGACTACCCTGCTGGAAGCGTTCATCTTCAATTTAGACGATGACTAGGTTTACCCCTTTACCCCTTTACCTATAGGGTACCCTATTAAACCCTATTCAAAAAACCTATAGGTAGCTTGAAAAATAAGTTACCAATTTCGTATGGGGGTTAGGGGTAAGGGGGTATGTCGGCACAAAGAACGTTCTTCCAACCGTGTTCCCCAACTTTGCCCCTTTACCCCTAAACACTTGCAGCTAGAATAGGCGCAGGGTATAATTAGGGTACTGTTAAATATGTGGGACAAAAATGCCCCCTAAAGAGGTAGCAACATGGACTACGAAAATCCAGAACAGGTACTCAAAGCTCTTCTCTTTCTTCACGGTTTTCAAACCCTAGACGAACAAGCCAGCTATGCGACCAGGGAATCCAACTCAGTTGGATTCAACATGGTAGATGCTGGCTTTTGCACTTCCATCGTAGAGTGGGTCTTGAATGGTGGACCGTTTACTGATGGGCAGTTTCGTTCTGTTTCCAAGGTGATACGCAAGTATCACGGACAGATAACTAACCTGGGATTTGACCCTGCTAATATTCAACTTCCCGATACTTGGAAACCTGCAGAGCGCGGTCCGAATGCCAGACGAAAGTTAACTGGCGATGGGTTGCTACACCTTGAAAATGGACGCCTCATTTTTGTACCTAATGTTTATCCCTCTAAGGCTGCGAAACAACTGGGATTCTCCTGGCGCTCCAAGCGATGGGAGGGACCACCTCTTAGTCTAGTTGTTTTCAATCAGTTCGTGCGCCAGTTTCCCAAGGTGGTTGTTGACTCTGAGGTTCAGCGAGCGGTTGAGCTGGCTTTGGAAGCTACCGAGCTTCCGGAACACATAGAAGCCAGTGAAACATATTTCCCCTACCAGAAAGACGGAATCCAGTTTCTGCTAACCCATCCTAGAGCTTTGCTGGCTTTCAGCCCTGGTCTTGGAAAGACTTTGTGCGCCAGTGTCGCAGCCAGTTACATGACGGATAAACGGGACCTGACCGTGTTGGTGGTTTGTCCGAAATCCCTGTTGTACACTTGGCAAAATGAAGTCCAGAAATGGGTTGGAGAAACCCCTACTATCTGGCATGGGAATTCCACTACCTGGGAAGAGTATGACACCTGGGTAGTTACCAATTACGACACTATGCGAATCAATGTTGACGAGCTTGTGGCAGAGCAGTTTGATCTAGTGATTTTTGACGAGTCTGTGCTGCTAAAGAATCGCAAGGCAAAACGTGTTGCGGCTGCGCGACAGCTTGCAAAATCTGCTGAGATCGTTTGGCTTCTAAGCGGAGCACCTACTACACGTTTCTACGACGATCTGTGGGCACAACTTAATCTGCTTAGTACCCAACAATTTCGGTCCTACTGGCGGTTCGCTAGACACTACTGTATGCTGGAAACGACCGAGTGGGGTACCAGCATTATCGCCAATCAACCAGATGCTGCTGGCAGGTTGCAGGAAGACCTAGCTGAGATAATGATTGCACGTACTCAGGACCAAGTTTTGAGCCTTCCGAATTGGATTATAGAAGATGTAGAACTGCCTATGGGCAAGAAGCAAGAAAAGGCTTACCTGGAAATGGAAGAATTCTTCTTTGCCAACTTGCCTGAAGCTGACGACGTAGTGCTGGCTCCTAACGTGTTAGCTCAGCTACTGCGATTGATCCAATTCGCAAGCAATCCTGTGCTATTAGGTGGCGCTGACCAGTCTCCAAAGTGGGATGCGGTTGCGGAAATGCTTACCTTCTATCCTCTGCCTGCGATCCTGTGGGTAAACTTTATCGCTACTGGGGAGCACCTGTTGGAGCGTCTTAGCACCAGCTACAAAGTAGAAATGCTAACTGGCTCAACCCCAGTTAAGAAGCGACAAGAAATTGTTGACAGGTTTCAAGCTGGTGAGCTAGATGTAGTAATTGCGCATCCGGCTGTAGGTAAGTTCGGTCTGACTCTAACCAAGGGCCGAACCGCTGTATACGTAGAGCGGTCTTTCAATGGCGATGACTACTTTCAAAGCCTACATCGTATTCGCAGGATTGGTACTACGGAATCGCCCCATGTTATACACCTGCTGAGTCGTAGGAAAAACGGGGACCAGACTGTAGACCACGCAATAAATCGCGTGTTAAGCTATAGACGAGATTCTGCACTTAAGCTGACAACAGGTGTTATCAGAGAGGCATGGGGGAGAAATGGACACGTTTAACGCGGTCTGGATTACACAACCTTTACACGATTTCAGCTCGCTGAGGTTTCATACGCAGAGCTTGAAGTTCTTGTCAGATGGGCAAGAAACCCTGGACGACTTACCCAGGCAGTTCGTAGACCGATTGGCAGAGTTTAATCCTGAGACAGATGCGATCGTTTGTGTTGGCAGGTCAACCGCGAATGCCCTGGTCGGGGCTGCTCTAGCCAAGTTGTTTCCAGGTACCGTAGTCACGTTCGGCGTGTTCCGGTCCTGGGAACCAGACCAGAGAAAATACGTATGGATGGAGGTGCTCGTATGAAAGTTTCATATAGTATGTTAGCGACCTGGAGGCGATGCAGAGAAAAGTTCTACCTGAGCTATGTTCGCAATATACCTTCGCCTCCAAGTATGGGGCAAGCTCGGGGTAGTGCGGGTCATGCTGCTCTGGGAGCATACTACATGTCCTCGTCAGTTGACCCAGAGATTGCGATAGATTGTGCTTGGGATACCTTTGATACTGCCCTGCCACCACAGACAAATGACTCTGCTGCACAAGAAGAATTCGAGTCACTAGAGCAGGCTTTGCGCAGATACTTTGTATGGGCAGAATCTAACGACCAGTTTCAGCCTTTGGAAACTGAGCACCATTTCCAGGTACCAATTGGCGACCATGTTTTGCAGGGTTATATAGATATGGTGGTTTTATGGAACGGTTCCACTTGGTTGATGGAGCACAAATTCAATAAGCGAGTTTACACAAACCACCTGGGAATTGATCCCCAGGTGAGCACCTATTTGCTCGGAGGTACCCTGGCAGGATTGGAACCTGCTGGCGTTATCTACAATATCGTGCGGATGGGTTCCGGACCTACCGCAGTCCGTGAACCTGTTGTGCGGAAACCTTTGTACAGAAATCCAGAGGGACTAAACGTGTTCGCACAGCAGCTCTTAATGCAAGCGGAAGAAGTGGGGCGAGTCTTAGATGCCCCGAAGGAGGCGAATATTTACAGAAACCAGACGAAAGATTGTACGTGGGACTGCCCTTACCTTAGTGCTTGTTTGGCAGCACTAGACGACGGCAATCCCGAGCCTGTATTGCAGCGTATGGTACAGAAAGGGCAATAATGAGCGAAGATAAAAGTGTCGGAGTACACGACCCTAATGGTGCTCTGACAGAGCAGTATCCGCAACTTCAAATTCTTCAGAGCGGAGGATTTGATCCCTATAGAGTTAGGTGGCTAATCTATGGTGAGTCCGGGGTAGGCAAAACAGTTCTGGCTTCTACCGCACCTAGTCCCATTTTCCTGAACGCGGATGATGGGTTGGCTTCTGTAACACGTAACGTCGGAAGCTGGGATGTAGTAGACTGGACCGACTTTATAGACGCTTACCAGTTCCTCGCTAATGAAGAGCATAGCTTTCGTACTGTAGTTCTAGACACGGTTAATGAGCTGCAGACTCTTAGCTTGCAGCATATTCTCAGACACTATCCTGACATTAAGCGGTCCTATAGTTCGCTGGCAGGTATTTCGGACTATGGGAAAATGCTGTCGGATATGGATGGGATGGTCCGGTTGTTCAAATCCCTACCGATGAACGTTATATTCATCACACAAGTGCAACCTCAAGAGTTTGCTACCGACACTGTGATGCCACAGCTTATCGGTAAGAGCTCGGCACGAAACTTGTGTCGGATGGTTGATCTTGTGGGGTATATGTATAAGCGGAGCAGCGAAGGTGAAAGTATTCGCAGTGTCGCGTTTGATGCTGTGAATTTTGTCACCAAAGACAGAACCGGAAAGTTACCCCATAGCGTGGATATTCCAGACCCTGATATGGGTTGGGATTTAGTTGCTCAATACTGGGCATAGGAGAACGTGAGATGGCAGTTAACGATCGCGGTCCTGGCGTTGATACCAAGCGAGTTGCGGGACTGATCGCGGAAGGTATTCATACCGCACGGATTATTGAATACAATCTGCGCAATGGACCACAAGCACCATACTGGAATTACACGTTGGAAATCAACGAGGATTCCGTGGACAACAAGAAACGCATCTGGGCAACAGTGTCCCTGTCCGACGCAGCCCGATGGAAGATGGAAGAATTTCTGGACGCTGTAGGTGCTCCCACCGACGGCTCTCCGGTATACGGAGATGAGTTTGTGGGGCAGGTAATTCGCATTCAGGTTTCGCACGAAACTTGGGACAAGAAGTTGCGTGCGAAGGTGGATGGGATCTTACCGTCTGGGTCCGCAGAACCAGTGTCGGCAGATGTACCGTCTGCCCCGACCCAGAAACGTACTCGTCGCAAGAAGAGTACACCTGCCACCGAGGACAACGGTCCTGAGTTATAGGTAGCAAGGAGCAAGGCATGATAGCCATAGGCATAGACCCGGGAAATACTGTGGGCATAGCAATTCTTGGGCATGGATATGTAGAATTCTACTCTATTGTCTGGCACGAATTTCGTCAGTTTATAGAGCAGGACGTTCCCGAAGGATTGCTGTGGGTAGTTGAACGTGGTCCGCAACACAGCACAGCTATCCAATCCCTATTGGAGGCTGAAACGTGTAGGTTAGCACCTGCTAACGACTTAGTTTGGATTTCTCCGGGTCTGTGGAAACCTGTAGTTAAAGCACGATGGGGTTTCCATCCTGAAGCACGCAATCAGCACGAGCGCGATGCTTATGCCTTGCTCCAATACCACTTTAATCTAACCCTTATGCTTGACCTTGATTTCGTTCCTAAAATGGAGGACTGAAAATGAGAGCGTTAATTCTAGGGTCCGGTCCGACAGCCGCGTTCTGTTACAGGGCATGTCGGGATGCTGGACTAGGTAGGTCCGAAGTGTTCGTGTGGTCGCAGACAGGTGCTCCGACCCAACCCTCCGCAGGTGCTTTCTTTATTCACGATGTGCCTTTCTCTGTTCGTGACAGAGCTATACCCTATCAGATTTCAATTCTGACTTTGGGTACTGAGCAAGTGTACACTGAGAAGCAATGGGAAAACCCTACAGCTTCTTCATTCCCAGGTCAGGACCATCTTGTTACTGGGTACGATCCGGAGCAGGTGTTACCATTGCTCTGGGAAGAAGCTTGGCATATACGAGTCCAGCAAATGACGGACTTAGACATTCTAAACGCGGCTGTTCAAGCCGATATAGTGTTCCAAACTTTTCCCTGCGAAATCTCCAAGAAGTTTATGGAACCGTATGTTGTCTGGCCTCAGGCAATGTCCATAAAGAAACTGTCCAGGCAGTCAGTTCTTGACCTTGGCTTGGACTGGTATCTTGCCAGAAATTCCTTTAACTATCTTCTGTACAATGGTTTGGAGGGGGATGGTTGGGTTAGATGCAGTAGATTGTTTGGCAGCGATCTGACCCTGGAATTTCCTGCGGGGAGGAAAGTTGTACCTGTTAATGCGCAAGTTTACAGATACAGCTTGTTTCCGGACCTTTCGCCTGACACTCCCGTATGGGATTCACCCCTGTCAAACAACATTATTCTTCTGGGAAGGAGCGCACTATGGGATCGCAAGTTTCTGACTCATCACGCCTACCGAAAAACGATGGACGCTTTGAAGCACTACACGCTGAACAGCGTAGATACAACAACTTAATCCGAAGGGGATTCTCTCTGCCAGCGGAGCAAGGTGTTAAGTGGACTCAAGCCTATGTTCTGGGCCTGATTAGCGAAGCCCAGGAAGTCATGGACTTAGTTAATTGGAAGATGCACAAGACAGGTGCTTTGGAGGATATTTCCAAGCACGAGTGGGCATGGGAACTAGCTGACTTGCTAAAATATGTTCTGTGTCTTGCCGAATACTGGGAGGTTTCCCCAGAGCTACTATTAGATGCTTCCGAGCAGAAATCTAAAGCCCTGGCTGCGATGTGGGAAATGGAACGCAAGGTAGCTCCTCCTCCGAATTCCCAGGTGCTCATCTGCGACCTGGACGGTACCCTGGCAGACTGGCGTGGGTCGTTCATTGAATGGGTACATCGCGAATATGCAGTTTACGTAGATCGCGATCCGGCTGATACCTTGATGATAGACTATGACCTGCAATGGAACTATCCGGAGTACCAAACCTGGAAGCAGGAGTTTGAGCGAGCAGGTGGCTATCGTAGGTTACATTCATACAACGATGCTTTGGACTTAGTTAATCAATTGCAAGTGCGAGACACTTACATAATGGTATACACTGCCAGACCACACAAGGTCCGAACCGTATGGTGGGATACCTATCAATGGTTGTTAGCGCATGGAATTCAGCCCCATACCCTGCAACTTGACGGTCCCGGCAGAATTGTCGCTGCGCATAAGCTACAGCAGGACCGGGACGTAGTTATGTTTGACGATGACCCAGAGCTTATCTTGCGAGCAGCAAATTCTGGCATTACGGTCATCGCGCGCAAACATGGCTATAATGCCCACATTGACCACGAACTTGTAACCCTAGTAGAAAGCTATAGTGATGTTAACCCTGACACGATATTCTGAATTGATGGAAGAGCTTGGAGCCATAGAGCTAGACAAGGTAGTTTGTACTGCTGTGTTCAACTGCATAGACCAAGAAGTGTCTGCAGACCGAACCTTCTACATTTCGCAGCTTCATGAATGGTGCTATCCGGTAATAAGTTGGTTGGGGTTGCTGATTGGGAAGAGGAAGGCTTTCAAGCTGATTGTAGAGATTGCTAAACAAAACAGTCAGATTTCCAAATGTCCGCACTCTAACGGAGCTTGGTTTACGCTGAACACGCGGGAGGAAACGCGATGGTTGGAATAACTCCGCTGGTTCGGGAAGGAGATTTTTCTGAGCTGGACCGGATGGTTCAATATGAACTAATCAGCAAAGAAAATGGTAAGGTATTCCAGCGTAAGAACTGGGAGTATGGCGATGCCATAGCTAAGACAGGTGTTTTAGGTGCGGCTGTGGAAATCGTCGGAGTGGCAGCTAGGCTGGAAACCCTAATCCTAGACCAACCTGCTGATTTTGAGGAAGAACCTGGGGACCTTTACGCAATTCTTAACGTGTTCCTAGACCTAGCCAACTATGCCATTATTGGCAGGATAATGATGGAGGAGAAAAACTTCAGAGGAGAAAAATATCGTGGTGATAGGTAAGATACTGCGCAACTACACAGCCTCTTCAAAAAGGTATGGACCCTATGAGATGAACGTTTATGCTCCTCCACAAGCTAGGGTAGAGCTAATAACGGCTCCCGTAGAAGCTGCTCGGACAATTGCCCTGGCGACACAAGGGTATACCGGAGTATATCTGCCAGTAGTCTTGACAGACCCGGAGCGCACAAATCAGCGGGAGCAGGTAGCACATCTGCTTCAGGAAGTGAAGAAAACAAAGCTCAGCACTCCGCTGGAAATGGTGAACTTTGTGTTTCTTATTCGTGGCGTTTCCCGAGCGTGGACTCATCAGGCTGTTCGGTACCGTATCGGCACAGCCTATGTTCAAGAGTCCATGCGGTTCTACGGTCATCGCTCTGTGTTCCAGGTGCTCAGTACACAGCGGTTGGATAAGCCAGAGTTGGACGCGTATGGCGAAGCCTGTTTCCAGGCAGTGAAAACCTATGTTGAGCTTCTGGAGGTAGGCGTTGAAGACCAGGATGCTCGCGGAGTACTGCCTACCAACATTATGACTAACTTGTTCTGGTCCTTGTCCCTGAAAACTCTCATTAACGTGTATCGGACTCGATGGTGCTGCCAAGCACAGCATTCGGAATGGATTCCGGTACTACGCCAGATGCGCGAGCTAATCGCTGCTCGTGTTGACAACCTTATCGCGGAGCTGTTTATACGTGCTCCAATTCACGATGGGGAACCATGCGGTTTCAATGCTTCTTTTGACCGACCGTGTACCTGGACTCCAGGGGAACCCCATCCCGTTGAACTAGCTAAGCTTCTAGGGGTGGAGAAAAGAAAATGAACACCTTGGGAATCATACCAACTAGAGGACGCGGTTCTGCGTTCAAGCCAGCCAATCAGATGAAAGATTGGGTATCAGGATAGTAAGGGACGCGTATTTTAGCTATAGGGTAGGGTAGGGCATAAATGCAGAGCCATAGGGCAATCGAGTTTGCGCGTTAAGGGTAGTGTGCTTGTGTTTGTATGGCTTGCAGGTTTGGCGCTAAAATGCCTCTGTGGACTCGTAGGGCCGTCGCTAAGCCCTACCCTACCCGATACTAGTATGTTGGTACCGAAAACATTCGAAAGGCACCTTAGCGGACGAATTGGGAGCTCAGGAGATTATTATGGGCAAAGGACGTAGGGGCAGACCCTCACACAGAAGAAAGAAAGCGAGCAGAAGAACACCTAAGAATCAACCTGTTATCGGCAATACAGCTCACGCGGTAAGGTGCTGTCGGATAGCGGTTGCAAAGCGGGAAGGGCGAACACCTTTGCCCCTACCGTCTGGGAGGCGGGAGCTGGTACCGCGCAAGACCGCACGACAGAAGATGGCCGACCTGTCAGTACGTATGGCAGGAGCTAGGTATTCTCTAGAGAATGCTACAGCAGAGTTTACCCTGAGGATGTATATCTATAAGCCAGCATCCAGCGACAACAAGAAAGTTCAGAAACGAATTCAAGACCAACTACAGAAATGGATCTTTGCCCAGAAGCTTACAGGTGGCAATCTACGTTCGGTCAAGTGTAGTGGTAAGTCCGAGGAGCTAGATGCTTTGGAAAGAGCCTATGTGCTTTACGTAGTAGCATTCGCCCAGTTAGATGCTCTGGAGGGATTGCAGGTGCGGGTCCGGAACGAGCTAGCTATGGAAGAAGAGCGTCAGAAAGTTAGTGTCTAAGGAGGACACGATGCGTCGCAGTAAGGTTCAAACTAATGAGTATGGATTAACTTTTCGTGAATGGCGTCGTACCGTTTCGCAGGAGCTGGAAACCTTTGGACGTAGGTTCCACGACCTGCCACCTTATGTTGATGAGTATGCAGCTTGGATGGAAGGTTGCTCCGGTCTGGAGCTTCTGGAGTTTGTAGGTTTTGCTGAGGGATTCCGCTCTGAGTATCAGGAAGAGCGCTAGGATGCTCGGCAGCACGACTTTAGGGGTAAGGGTAGGTTCCTTACCCCAAGAGCCTTCTGTGGCGCTCCCTACGGGTCTACGGGAGGATTGGCGGCTGACCCTGGCAGATGTAGCCAGATGCTCAGGATATCCACTAGCAATTGATGTGGAAACGAACGGAGTCAATTGGTGGCAACCTGTTATCCATACTATAGGTGTCGGTATATACTGCCCGAAGGCAGATGTGGCAGGTTACTTCCCAACTTGGGAACCGGGCGAGTTGGAAGCTATAGTTCAGGTTATGCTGGACACCTGGGACGAAAACACCTGGGTGATTGCGCACAATCTGAAATTTGAATGGCATTTCCTAGGGTTGGATCCTCGGACCTTGCCCTGGCAGTTTCTTGACACTATGCTGATGGCTCATCTGGTAGACAGCCGAGCTCGCAAAGGGTTGGCAGAATGCGAGCGAATGTATCTTGGCGACGCAACCAAGAAGCAACACGTAGCAGCAGCTCCGAAGAAGACCAAGATATGGAACTGGCCTGAGCCGATACGTGCTCGGTACTGTATCAATGACTGCATTGTAACCTACGACCTAGCTGGTATATTGCGCGAGCGAATACTGGAAATGGATCAATGGTCTATTGTAGGTAGCGATATAGAGTACTTGGAGATACTCTGGCACACAGAGCGTCGTGGGCACAAGATTGATGTTCCATTCCTGGAAGACGCTTTGATCAAACTTCAAGAACACTTGGATTTGTTAGTGGAAGAGCTACACGACAGCGTCGGATACGAGTTCAACTGGCGGTCCCACAAACAACTTTCGCAGGCTTTGTATGAGGGTATGGGCATTGAGCGGTTGGAGAATCCGTTTGATGACGACAAAAGTAGGGTAGGTTTCCAGAAGCTGTACAACGCAACCCAAACCTCTACATTTATCCTAATGGAAAAGCGGAAGCATCCGTTGGGCGAGCTGATTTCGTTCATGCGTGAAACGGATAAGTTGCGCCAGACTGTTAAGAAGTGGTTGGCTCTCCGGGACCAGGATGACATAATTCATCCTACGTTCAAGCCTTGGGGAACTCGCACCTACCGCTTGAGCTGTAGCAATCCGAATATGCAAAACATTGCTTCTGAATTCCGAACACGTTTTACTCAGTCGGTTTATTCAGGTAGCAAAAGTCGGGAGGAGGAATACAACCTGCGAAACGGGTTTATTGCCCGACCCGGTATGATCCTA